ATTTTTTAGCGGCGTTTCCTTGGTGGGATGGTGACGTTACGACGTGGGGAAATGACGGGGTATTTCTCAACAGCCAAACAGCGTCTAACGATCTGGTCGAGTATCTCGGGCCGACAGAGCCTCAGCAGCCTGCAGAGCCTCAGGAGTTCAATCCGTACACGTTTGCAGCGTATATTGTTGGCGATAAGAGCCAGCCTGATGCACTGCGGATCGTGTGGGCAACTGAGGAATGGATTCAACATGCGAACTTCGGTATTGTGCATCGGATGAAGGATTCCTTCGAAACCTTGACGCTGAACTTGAAGGTTCAGTAGTACCCCCTGTTCGGATTTTTTGGGTCAACAATTTCTGAGGAAGAAAGCAATGAAGTACGCAGTTGGTAATCGTGTGAGTGTTGAAGTCAGTAAGGGTCGCCGGATTGTTGGCGAGGTTGTGAACTGCATTCCCGGCAATGCAAGCGATCAGCCGATGTACGATGTGTCCGTGCCCCATGTGGTGTACACGCATGGATCTGCAACGGGTACATGCACGGGTACGATTCGGACACTGGCGTTCTTTGAGGATGAATTGACACCTGCAGGAGATGTGAATTGACTGAGCGAAGCGTAGCAGACGGTTTGATTGTTGCCGTCCTGTTGTATATCGTGCTGCTGTTGGCAGCTTGATCGTGTTCAATACGGGGTACTGAGTGTGTTACTTAGTACCCCCCTTCAGATTTTTTGAAAGTGACTGCTATGACTGAACGACCGATTCTTGAGACGATGGATGATTTCACAGCACTGTGCCACGAACAGTACACTGAGTTTCTGGCGAAAGAATACCAGTGTGATATCAAAGAGGCACGGCGTATGGTGGCTCAGCGGTTCTCACCGAACGGTTCACTGCACTTGAGCGAGTGGCCTACAGGTATGTTTTTGCATTCCTCTCTGGATGATTCGCAGAAGGAACTGGTCTGGAGTAAAGGCGTCAATATGCGGTTCAAGAAGGAGGCATTGCAGAACGCTCTGACACTGTATCAGTTGCTGGATACTATGTCGCAGGTATGGGGTAAGGAAATGATTCAGGAGCATGTTGACAACAGTTCTGTCAGTGACTTCTTCAGGAATATTGTAGGGCAGGTACTCTCAGACGTTCCTGACGAATCAGAACTGCTGAATGCTACCATTCACGCTGATATGATCTCGCTTCAGAAAATGGTTGACTACGAAGGGGCTGAGATCATCCTGTTGTTCAAGCACTTCGAGGACCGACCACAACTGCACAGTGCCGCTCTGGCACTGTACAAGAGCCATGAGAATGACGAAGGTGCGGTTGTGAGAATGGCTTTTGTTCGGCTGGCAGCATTGCGTGTGTTGGTTGACTGTTACGCTTTCATTGTGAGTTTCCCTCAAAGGTAGTTACGGTATCCCCTGATCGGATTTTTTGGAGAAGAATATGTCGGTACGGTTTGTTAAGTTTGATACGAAATTCAAGCATAGCGTATGGATCAATCCGGCAAATGTGTCTTGGATACAGCAAGAGTCTGTTTTAACAGTCATTCTCGCTACTACAGACAGTGACACCCCGTTTTACCTGCCGGGGTCAGTCGAGGAAGTCATTGACAAGCTGACTGGGAAGACTTCACCTGAATCTTTCCAGCCTCATTCAACAACGTGAGAGTGTCTGTACGTTTTCTGTTCAACAGTTTCTGAGGAGAAGTAGTAATGGCGGCTAAAACAGTGTTGTCGATGGAAGAGTCCATGCGTCTTGTCGAGTGGGGCAGGAAGAATACCGAGTACATGACCCGCAATCCACGGAACAACATCCGACGCAAGATCAAGACGGACACAGGCATTGATGCAGGTTTGACGAAGATCGTCGAACTGGAGAAGATGTTCAAGATCGTGAAAAAGCATGGCGGTAAGAGACCAGCGGGAAAGAACTACGCTCGGTTGCTGGCTGACTTGCAGGTTGTGGCTGAGGCAGTCAGGAACATTGGCAGGATGCACAACCTGACATGGGATGCGGACGGTACTCAGCGGACTCACACGGCTGATTCACGTCGTTGGTTGGAGGAGGCTCGGAAAGATGCGGTGAAGTCCTTCATCCGTGTGGATGACATGCTGCAGACTATGGAAAAGATGGTCGCTAAGATCAACGGCGAAGAGGCTGCAGAGAAGACTGGCTGATACCCCTGATCGGATTTTTTGAAACGAAAACACCCTGCGGGAAATTCCTGCAGGGTGTTTCTGTTTATGCCGGGAAGTGCAACGGTGAGAGTAACGCTGTCAGAACTGCTTACCGTGCTTCACTGGTCTGGTTTCGTTGAATGCCATCTTGGCCAGTACTACATCGGCCAGTGGGATATCGTGTTCGCCGGCCATCTGGAAGCAACGGATGACCACGTCTGCCAGTTCTTCTGCTGCATGACTGTACTGCTCCATGCCTGGGCGTTCGCATGGGGGATTGCCCACACGGAATGCCTCACAGGCTTCTGCCAGTTCAGTCACAATCAGCATAAGCTGCTCCGCTGGATTGCGGGGTGTCTCTGTCAGCCAGCCCTTGCGAATGGCCCATGCAGCGATACTGTCCTGCAGGTAGGTCATGCCGTCACGCACCACGCTACGCATTACCTCACGCATCAGGTCTTTGTGGGCTTCTGCGTTATTGACATCACAGATCTCGGTATTTTCAGCCCAAGTTATTTCAGCGATAGACAATCTGTGGCTGATCTTGTCTTTCATCTCGTCCAGTTTGCTGACTTCAGGCAGTTGCACTGGTGCTGGCTCCGGAGGTGTTGTGTCGATGCGGCGACGGTAGTAATCTGCTGCCGTGTTACCGGCTAGCACATTACGATTTCCGTATGCCGTGTTACCGGCTAGCACATTACGATTTCCGTAAAGTGTCTCTCGCCAATTACCTTCCATGTCTTTCCACATATCTCCTTGCTGCAGTACCTCGCGTTCGCCCAATGTTCTCCATCCGGGACCATCAGGATCGGTCATGTCATCTGCGGGGGTATTGCTCATTCTGTCATCCTTTCAATCATCCGGGGAAGCTGACCTGCAGTGTAACCAACCTGGTTTACTGTACGGCCAGCGGCATTGAAACTGAACTGTGGTATCTGGTTGCTGCTCCAGCGTACTCCTGCAGGGTTGATGACTACTTCGATTGGGAACTCAATCCCTCGTTTTTCGTAGTCTGCTTTCAGGGCTGCCAGATCAGCCTTGAATCTCCTGCAAGGAGCACACCATTCTTCTGTACGAACATTCAGTATGGGCTTCTGAGGCCCTACAGTGGCCTCTGTAGCCTCTCCGATTTCCTGTCCGACTGATCCATCGTCTTTCTGCTCCAAGGCCCTTATACGGGCTTCCAGAGCCTCCAGACGCTTCAGGAGCAGGGTATAGTCTGCTGTGGCTGCAGGAGTTTCTGGGGAAGAAGATACTGGTTCGTCCCCGAACAGCAGGGATGCCACAAACAGCAGGTGTATGGCGACCAGGAAATACATCATGCCTCTGACTGAGCACAGTTTGCGGGATAACCATCTCATTGAAACAATCCTCCTCCTTGCTTAACACGATCGTAGTAACGCTCCACAATACGGTCGGGGTACAGAGTGTATCCGCCGAAGGGATTGCACTGAGTACGCTGCAGGGCCGTGTAGACACCCTCGGGCAGATAGTACCATCCGTCACCGTGACTGTTCCACACAACCATGTACCATACGCCGTTGATCTTTTCGGCCCAGATAATTTCTGTTGCATGACCGCCACCCGGTCGAGGTAAAGCGGTCATGATACGCTTACCGTTGAAGGGTCTCCACTGGACATTCCAGTAGGTACCGATATGGATAGATGCACCTGCTGCCAGACTGGCCAGTGCATCCTTCCACGGCAACATCTCACCGACTTCCGTAACGATTGATTTCTCGATCGTCAGGTTCTGGCAGAATCGACGGAACTGGTCAGCATTGCGACACCAGCGGCTGTAAGGCCAATTCTGCAGTGACGGCAAACCGGGTGAGACATTGAGTGACTCGATACCCTCGGTCAGTACACGCACACCAGACTGGATGCTGCTGCCATCGTCTACGCCTACGTTACGTGGTCCCATGATATACAGGGACGCACAGTAAGCGTACATCTCTGACAGGTTCGGCATAGTGCCTGACACCTTCCAGCGTCGAGACTCTTCACCGTTGGCTGTTGCCTGGCCCTGGCAGTCAGACATTGTCTGCCGTTCGACTTCCATGTGAGGTACTGGACTGCGGGCTGGGTCAAGCAGAACCGCTTCCCAGTCCTTAAAGTCCTCAGCACGGATTACACCAACCTTGCGTAGTCGCTCCTGACAGCGAAGACGCAGGTAGTTCCATTCCTGCTCTGTAGGTTTCTTCAGAGTCAATGTTGGGTCGGTTGTGCTCATGGTGAGTACCCTTCGATGAAGTCAGCATGGGATTCAGCACTCCACTTTTCTCCGCCGAAGACTTCGGCTTCGATTGTCAGCAGCGGAGTGAATGCCCGTCTGCGAATCTCCTGGTTCGCTGTACCCAGCCATGCTGCAGCATCAGCCTCTGAGCGTATGGCACCGCTGCGTAGACGCTGTGCAAGATCCTTGTGGGCTTTGCGTAACTCCACTTCGTAGAACCGAAATGCCTTGGACATTTCATCCAGCGGCTTGTCAGGTTCTGGGCGAAAGATAGGTGCGTCTGGTACTGCGGTCACTGTGAGAGGCAGACGCTTCATGCTGGTGGCGTCAGTAGCCCCGGCCTTGAGCAGTATGACTTCCACCTTGCCTGTAGCAACAGCACGCAGAGTGTATCCGTATGTCTTTGTGACAGTGCGTTCTTCGGTCGTTGTACCTCCTGCAAACCGACTGTAGATCACGGTGCCCTGCTGCCAGGACTTCGTGGTAATCAGACCGACAGGTGAGTCAAGAATGATCAATGGATCATCCGACTCGATGAAGTAGAATTCATCGAGCCGGAAGGTATCCACTTGAGTCGGCTGAGGCGGTACGTTCTGTGGTGGCTGAACAACAGGTACGACAATGTCGTCCTGTACCAGACAGAGGCATAACAGCATCAGCAGTTTCATGGGAGTGTCCTTGAGAGTTTCTGAGGAAGAAGATTACAAGTCAAGCGGTCTGAGTCTTGTAGATACCGTCAGCATCCTTGACCAGGTCGATGACTTCTTCGTTGCTGCAATTTGCGAACTTGCTGATGATGTTGTGAGCCAGTCGTTGACGGGCGGTAGGATCGAGGTCAAAGCGAATGTAGTCGGGAATAACACCGCCGCCTTTGCTGGCCTTGGCTGCCAGCTTCTTCTGACGCTGCAGTTCTTTGTCGATTTCCTTGGCCATTGCCATTTCCTGACGACTGCTGGTGGCAAAGTGTTGCATGTTGCCGTAGACAGAGTTCCGCATAGCGACAGGATCGACGGTTTCCTGACGCTTCTTCCTGCAATTGCGGAATGCTTCGAGGATCGGTGGCAGGATCGTGCTGAGCATCATGATTACAGACATTGGGTCGAAGCCGACACGTCTACCTTTGGGGTTGGTTCCGGCAACAGCACCTGTGTGGTTGGAAACGGACGTTGCGAAATCGGCGAGGGCTGACATGACTAACCTTTCAAAATGACGGCTGATTGAGATCAACGAATGCTGATTGGTACTCAACCAAACCTTTCGTTCTTGGTCTTTTCCTGATGACACTTAATGCAGAGAGTCTGACTGTTGCTAAGGGTGTCTGGGCCACCTTGGTGCAACGGGATGATGTGGTCTACTTCCAGATTGTCTTCGGGGTATGGCTGTTCGCATTTCTTGCAGGTGAATTCATCTCGCTGGAGGACGTGGAATCTTCGCTTTGTTCGCCCCTTTCTTTTGAAGCTGTGGGTGACTGGCTTTCGTGGTGTCGTTACTCGAACTGTTTTCATACTTCTGGATCATCCTGAAAGCGTTCTCGATCCACGGGGCACAGCGAAGCAATGGAATGGTACGTCCTCGTACTGGACGCATCTCAGTGTCGTTGCTGATCAGAATACCGAGAGACAGCAGATCGTCTATGCGACGGCTGATGGTCTCCAGAGGAATACCTGTTGCCATTGCTATGCCTTGCCTCTGCAGACCTTTCTGAGACAAGGCTACATGCTTGATGATAGTATGTTGGCGGCTGAATGAGGTGTCAAGTGCCACCTTTGTCAGTAGACGGCGGATATCGGCTGTGATGTGATTGACACCGAGGACGTAGCACAGACACAGAGCCAGGCGAGACAATTGCTTGACTACTCGGGTACTGGCTTCAGGCCGGGCATCGTACAGGAGTTCGCTACTGCCGAATTCCTTGCTGCGAGGTGCCTGAGCACGGCTACAGGCAATCACGTCACCTAGGGCCTGAATCAGGCGTATGTCGTGGTCATCGTGTCCGGGTCGAAGAATGTCCTCGTTGCGTAACTTTGTGTGCAAGTAAGACAGGAACCCAGCAGTATAGGCTCGCTGCTTAGGGAAAGATCGAGCATCTCCATTTTCGTTTCCTTCACTCCGAGTACGGGCTGTGGCTTCGAAGATGGACTGGATCGCTTTCCTGTTACGAGAGGTTTCAACCTCCCTGTTTGTTTCAAGTCGGCAATGCAGGAAGCGTTCTCCAAGTGCTGCCATATTGAGCGAGTAGATACGTTCTGTAATGCCGATGACCATTCCAAAAGAGACATTGCTGAAGGATGCTGATACGCCATTACGGTACTCAGCGTTGAGAGATCCATCGAAGATATCTCTAAGCTCACCGTACACATTGGCCAATTGCTGAGGGCTGGATTCCAGTAAGAGAGTACCGTCTTTGACGATAACGCACTTACCCTGAAGCAATGGGACCAAGTGCGATCCTTGACGACTTCCGCTGACAAGCCCAGTAAACTTGCTAAGCGGTCGAGTATGGATTTCATCAGATGCGAGGAGTTCACAGATTGTTGACTTTCCACTGCTGGGTGCTCCTACGAGATACATCCACAGTGGATCACCTTCAAGTGCCACTGCAATATGTGTTGCCATGCCAAGAGCCAGGCAGTCTACCATTGAGTCAGTGACTGTCAGGTCATGCTTGTAGATTTCCATCAGCTTTGCGAATGAGTCGCAGGCTTGTGGCTCGATGGTGACTACTTCCTGCATGTCTACTTCCTGCAGGTGCTGTTCGATAAACTCAAGAATGTTCATATTTCGTTTCCGTTATCGCAGATTACAAAATCTGCTGAGTCCCTCAAAATGTTTTCTCTACTCCAGATAGGAGCGGACTGATAGGCTTCTATACGTCTTGCAATTCTTTCTGATCCTTGCCATCGTTCAAGGCTTGGGTGGACACCTTTTTTCATGCACACTCCACTATTTACGGAAGCGTTACTGGAGTCGCCTGAGTGCAAAGGTATTTTGGTGAACACCTTTGGGTTAAGCATTCGCAGACCATGCAGTTTTACTGTTGGGGTACCGTTCACGCATATCGCATCCATCAAGTCTGCAAATAAGTCCCACCACTTTTCTGTTCCTATCGACGGCCATTTAGACGTACTACCTAAGCAAACTTTCCATGAGTGCTCCGCCAAAAACTTGAATCTCTCGACCGACTCCCCTAGATGAAATACAGGCACCCCCCCTCTACTTTTGCCCATTTGCGGAACAGGATGTTGTTTTCTCTTTCTGTCCCGTCAATTACGTCGGGTATAATAAAGAAGTCGAAAGCTGGATGAGATCTGAGAGAATCTACCCAGCGTCTGTACCCATTCTCATCCACTTGTCCTTTCCCGGACTTCCAGATACTGAACGCTCCATTGTCTAGGCAGAACGAAGAGCACACGTTTACAACTTCGGCAGTGTGCTGTTGATAGGCGTAGCTGACCAATCCACTTCGACCAGACAAAAATAACATTGCGTCTCGTTTACTCCCTCCTACTGGAGTTCCGTGGTACTTGATCATGATTTTACCATTTCATTGAACAGGTCTCGCAGGTCAAACTTCTCAGGTATTTCTGAGAAGGAAGATAACACCATTCTGCTCCAGTCGATGTGCTTAAGGCTGGCGACGGAATGACCGGATGCTTTGATGCGTTTGGCTACGGACTTGACTCCGCTGCGACCAGCATCATCGTTGTCGAACAGCAGTACGACATGCTTACCTTCCAGCAGGTGCAGGTAGTTGCCGGAGAAAGATGATCCGCAGGAACCGAGTACATCGAAGCGGGCTGAGTGCTTATTCTTGAGGTGCCGCAGGATCAGGTAGTCAGCATGACCTTCAGCAATCCAGATCGTGTCTTCGTCAGCCATGTTGGCCAGACCGAGCACAGAACAGTTCCACGGCTTCGGTGAAGCGTAGGCAATGTTCGTGCTCAGTACGTACTTGTGCAGAGCGATGATGTTGCCCTCTCGGTTGTGTACCGGGAACCAGTAGAGCGAATCAGTATCAGTTTCTTCGCAGCGTACACCTTCTCGCCGCAGTACGTGCATGTCAACACCAGTCTTCTTCTGGCAGAACTTTACGGCTTGTGCCTTGGTGAGTTCTGGGAGAGAAGAATACCAGTGTCGCATGAACGTAATAGCGTTACCACGTTCCTTGCAGGACCAGCATTGGTAGACATGACCATCTTGCTTAGACATGGAGAGTTTGTTCTCCTTGCCGCAGAATGGGCAGTCGGTTGTGTAGTCGTCTGTGTTGTCGGAGTAAGGTACCCCGAGGTGATCGAGCAGTTTCATCATTCGTCTTTCAGAAGATTGTACAGAGCGTTACCGCAGTCCATTGCTCGCTGAGCCATTGGCAGCGGATCGTAGTTCCAGTTCGGGTTTGCTGCCAGACCAGCCATTGCGGCAAGCACACAATGCTGCTGCAGTGTCAGACCAGCAGGGTATTCCTGTGCTGGTCGAGGTGGTGACTGTTCTGCTGGATTGGATGATGCTTTCTTCATGATTCAGTTCCTGTTGATGTGAGTAACGGACAGAGAGATCAGTAGTGCTTTGGTTCTGGAGTTTCTGATGAAAGTTTGCTGTTTTCTACGGCTCTGGCAGTTGCAGGGAACTGCTCCTTGAAGCATGACCAGACCAGATCAGCAACTTCGCGGTGCTCTTTCTGTGTGCTTGTTGCACGACGTACTTCGCAGTAGTGAATCCAGCTACGGACACTGCCTTTAACGTACATGCGACTGTGGGTGAGTCCTTCAGGCAATACGGCTCGGGCTACCTCTCTGGCAATGCCTTTGTCGATAGCCCACTTGTAACTGTAGTGAATCGCTTTCAGAAGCATCTCCTGCTGTGATGCCCACTCACGAGCCACGTAGTCTTCAGAGTCTACAGGGATGCTGTTCTGCCTGTTCTTCGAATCCTGCATACGGCATTCACGAAGCACGGAAGTGTCAGTGTCCACTTCCGCATATCGCTGACTGAACTCCTGTACTTTCAGACTGGCGTGTCGGATGATCTGACGGCTTACATCTCTGGGACAGATGATCTCAACAACCATATCGACCATATCGAATACTGACCAGTGCTTGTGCTTGATGCAGTATGTCAGCAGACCTGTTGGATTGAGTCCTGCTGTCTGGCTGGAAGGATTGGATACCCGAGCCATGTAGACCATGAATGTTTCAGGATTGTTCAGTCCTTCTGTGGTCTGTGGAAACTGGTCGATCTGTTGTGTGATGCCTACGCAGTGTACGGTGCTCATTGTTTCTCACCTTTCTTCAGTTCAATCATCTTGTCAGTCCATCCACGCATCCACGAAGAGTATTCTTCCGTGGCTGTAATTGAGTACTTCGACTTGTGGAATCCGTAAGGGCAACAGGTTTCTGGTAGTTCGTGTTCTGCTGCTGTCTGTCCGTCAGTGTAGGCTTGCTTGATCCGTTGCTGGTATCCCTTGTCAGGTTCATCCAGATTTACCATGACGGTAAGCATAAATGCTACCACCATTATGAATACAAGTAACAATACGGAATAATTGCTGATATCTCGGGTAGGTTTTTTATTTCCGTAGGCGTCTTTATCTTCTTCTACGCCTAATCGGTCGCACACCTTGTCTACAAATATCACGGCCAATGTAAAAACGACACAACTGCCGATAACCGCTGTCGTTATTCCAAGTACCCATGCAAGAAAGATAGCAAAGTTGTAGAGCATGTTACCCTCAAAATGGAATGATTGGTACGGACTTGTCCCAGCGACTGACAATCAGTTCTGGTTCTACTGGTGCGTGCAGACCGAGTTCTGATGCTGCCTGCATCATGCAATCTGCCAATGCAAATGCGTGCTTCTTTGGGAATCGTTCGGGCATTTCAAACACCAGTTCGTCATGGACCTGTAATACGATTCGCCCTTCAGGATATTCTGAGGTGAGATAATCATCACACAGTCTCATGGCTCGCTTAACGATGACACCCTCACTGCCCTGAACGATGTAGTTCACTCCGGCATGGGCAGCAGGCTCGATGTTGCCGGTCCACTTGTTGACCTGCATCTTCAGTGTCAGTGGGTAATCACCCATTGTGCATACAATGCCGTCACGATTGATTTGATCTTTGGTCTCTTCGATGAAGTTGTGAGCGTTTGGGAATAACTGCAGAACCGTGTCCCACAGTCCCGGAATACCGGCTGTCTTCTCAATCTTCCTCGGACTGGCACCAAAAATGAATCCGAAGTTTACGTTCTTGGCAATGCGTCTCTGTGCCTTTGTCGGCTTGTCATCGCCTTGTATGTTGAAGATCTTTCGAGCAACGAAGTCGTGAGCATCCCAGCCTGTAGCAAACGCATCCATCATTTCCTGTTCGTCGGTGATGAAAGCGAAGATACGAAGCTGAAGCTGGCTGTAGTCCGCCGACACCCACCACTTGCCCGGCGGGGGTCCGAACACGCTGCGGATAGACGGGGACTCAGCCAGACGTTCAGCTATGTATTCAGCATCGTCTTCATAGGGATTGCCTGCCTTGGCAATGTTCTGAGCGTTGGGATTGCTGCTGCTGAATCTTGTAGTGGAAGTGCCAGTGGGATTCAGGTCGATGTTGATGTTGCCGTGCTTGTTGGAGTTGTGCAGGTACGACAGCAGTGAGGTACGTTTCTTTGCGTACTTCTTACTGGCGAGGTAGTTACCTGTGAACTTGAACACAGCAAGAGCGTGAGGCGTATCGGTACTCAGTTTCTCTTCTGCTTTGGTGTGGAGATGCAGCAGGGTATCTGCATTGACACATGCCTGCCCGCCTTTGGTGCGAGACAGTGGCTTCTGCTGCCATGTCTCGAACAGCAGTTTGCGGACAGTTGTGTCTGTGATTTTATCCAACTTGGATTGCTTGCGTACTTCGGTGTCCAGTTTGCCGATCTTCTCTGTGCATACTTCGACGGCATGGAGCAGTTGACGCTTGCGTATATGCAGTCCTTGTGCGTACATCTTGAAGACGACGTGCTGGATCTGACGATTGACGCTGAGGAGTTCCTCAAGGTTATCGTGACGCTCTGTGAGTTCAGCAAACAGGTGTGCTGCTAAGTCGTAGGTGTTGACACAATCTGCCTTAAGGTAGTTGGAGCAGACTCGACCGAGGAGATCATCTGGCAGTTCCGGGCGTAATGTGTGAGGAATGCCCTGCTGTACTGCGAGTGGTAGCCAGAAGTCCATGCGAGACCAGTCAGTGCCTCTACCACATCCAAGGAAAGTTGGGTGTCGGTCAGACTGTCTGGCTTCGGCGATGATCCATGCCTTGCGGTGTTTTCTTGCAAGTGCTCTGCACCTGTTGACAACTGAAACGAGTTGATCATCTTCAGGGTATTCCTTACCGAGATATTTTCTGGTGAGAGAATCCAATGACATAGCGTCGGTGCTGCTGGCTAAGTGAGCCAGATGCTGAGTGTCTACGATTCGTTCCCAAAATGCAGGAGACGCTGGCTCTTCCCAGTCGTAGATTCCAGCTTCGCACAATGCTCGGATATCGAACTGTGCATTGTGGGCAACGAGCAGGTCGGCGGCGTCGAAAACTTTACGGATGCTCTGACGGTCGAACTCCCGAATACGCATTCGAGTGGTGGGTACAATCTCGACCGTGCTGTGCCTGAATCTTGACCCATCGTAGACTCCTATGGAAAAGGTGGTAGAGCCATTGCGTAGGAACAGCCCAGTCGTTTCTGTGTCGAACGCCAGCATCACAGTATCTCGGGTTGTAGGGGGTGAGAGTAATAGAACTATTGGGGCAGTCGAGTCACGAACTCGATGTAGCACGGACCAGAACTTTTGCTGGCGGCAGGTGCCACCCTATCGCCCTGGCTTGCTGTCCCACACTGGTCTCTACCAGCAGTCTGTCCCGCAGTGTTGGAGTCGAACCAACATCTTCTCCTCCAAAGGGAGACGTTCTACCGTTGAACTAACTGCGAATGATCACTCAGGCAGAGTCAGAGCGTCAAACATCACCTTCATCTTCTTGCCTGATCGTTCGATGATCACACTGCCCTCATCGTTGTCAGCAGCAACGATCACGAAGTCCAGCAGCTTCGGAGCGTTCTTCGGCTTGTACTGGACAGTCTGACCGATCCAGTCGTCCAGTGACACAGCATCGTCGTCACCAGCCGCTGAGACTTCGTCGGTCCACTCATCCTCTTCCGGCTCTGGTTCCGGTTCTGGCTGCTTCTTGCTCTTGCCTGCCTTGGTAGCCTTGGAGGGCTTTACAGGCTCAGGAGCAGGCTCAGGCTGATCCCCTTCATCAGTTTCTGAGGAAGAGTAATCCGGCTCTGAGGCACCGGCTGCTGCGGGTCCGTTGATGTAGAAGTTAAACCGCTTCGGGTCTTTCCTCTGCGGAACTGCAGCGATGATGTATCGACTTCCTACGACTTCTGCAACTGCATCGTCGATCTGCTCCAGAGGCATGTCGGCAGTCTCAATGCCGAGCCGCTGAATATCGCTGAAGAGACGATTCAGTTCGTCTTCAGCGGTCGAGTTGTCAGTGTCCTGCAGCCCTCGCAGGAGGCCAATACGCTGCCCACCGTGCTTCTCCTGTCCCGGCACCATGCCGTCAACAGTGAAGTCGAGGACAACGTAAACTTTTCCATCCTTCTCGATCTGACGCAGACCAGCGAACTTCACTTCGATATCGCCTGCTGGTCCGTTGTAGGCGTTCAGACCGCCACCTGTCGGCGGAGTTTTCTTTGCGACTTCCGCTGCCTTACGCAGACGGGCATTTTTCTTCATCAGGTCTTTCAGAGACATACTTACCTCACTATGAGTAACGGAACCGGAAATGTGAATCAGACCAACACGTTCATCAAAGCAGCATACGTTTGTGCTGCAGTATCACCACACTCGACTTCAGTGACTCCCTGCTTGCTTGACCAGCACTTCGCTACGTAAAAGCAACTGGGTGACAGAGCAATGAATCGACTTTCAGCAGACGCTTTGACTTGCTTCTTCTTGTCGGACTGGACGCTGATGTTCCGGCCCATGAAGAAGATACCGTGCAGGTCTTTACGCAGAGCCTCAAAAGCCCTGTTGTACAGGGACGGCAGGTAACGAGGGAAGTCGTTTCCTGTCGGATTCTTGAAGTCCCTGACCGTGCTGTGAGCCAGCAGCACAATGTTGAATCCCTTGGCCACAATATCCAGACAGAGCCGGATGAACTCTGGCACAAGGAACTTGCTTACGGCATCGTTGTAACCAGCGTAATAGCTGTTGAAGTCTTTGCCGTTGATATCGCCGTTGTACAGCATCGAAGCACAATGCTGGATCAGCAGTGTCTCGAAGCCGCTCATACTGTCGAGTACGAGTGTCTTGCGGTCATGCTTACCTGCAGCAAACTGCTTCATGACTTTGATGCACTTCAGGTAGCCTGGGTGGCCACCTGTGTCAATGCTGTCAGACATGAATGGTCCCGGCAGGTCGATGATTGGGATCGACTTGTCGATGACATTGTTGGCCTTATGGATATGGACACCCTGCTCGCCGTTGGTGGCGACGAACAAAGGCTTCTCGAATTGAGCAGCGAGTGTAGTCTTACCCTCGCCGGCATCAGAATAGATCATCAGGAAACGACCGTGTTGTGGTCGGTCATCGTCGATGAATTCATCGAATGCGTTTGCGTTTACCTGCGGTAGACGTTTCGCTGGGGTTGACGGTGGCCGTTGCAGGTTTGACGGCCTTGGGGGCGGTTTCACGGGCATCTCTGTAGCTTACCTTTGGTCTTAGTCCATCTAAAGAGCCGTCAATACGGTACTGACGGAAACGCTCTTGAGTTCCCTCCATGAACGGATTGTAAAGTCCGTATGGAGTTGTCCAGTGTACACGGTTCACCGTCGAAGACTTCTGAGGAGAAACCATGTACTCGTACCAGTCCAGGAATGCTTCCAACATTGGAAACATCATCTGATTCATGAATCGACCGAAGCGTTTTTCGTTTGGTCGCATCCACCAGCGGTAGAAGTAGTAAGGTCTGTTTTCCCGCATGTGTTGTACGATGCGGTCACGGAAACCCTCACGACTTTCCCTCTGCTTCTGTCGTGGTCCCTTGAATCCGAAACCGGCAGGTCTTCGGATGTTCTGGTACCACACTCTGCTTGGTAGTCTGCCGCTTGTCGCACGGTAGAACAGGCAGTACATATTGACCTGCAGATTGAGATCAATCTCGCGAGCAATAGCCTGTTCATCGTACTCCCCTCGGCATTTGTTTTCTACCAGAACGTCGTCACCTTCACCGTCAATGTATCCGTGCAGTTTGATCATTCGACCAGAGGGAAGTGTTAATTCAATCTGGTGATGACGCTCGCTGGCTCGGACTTCGTATTTGTCGAGATCCTTGGCGTAGACTTCGACGTACTGGTGAACAGTCTGGCGAGCCATTTCAGCCCACCAAAGTATGTCGTCCCAGTCGTCATAGGCGGTCAATTGCTTTCCAGTCTCGACTTCGATGAACTTCTTCACTCCGGCAAGGTTTCGGGTTTTGATGTAACCTTCAACACCTGCTTGCACGAAAGTACCGTAGTGAATGTTCTTGTTCCACGGTTCGACGGCTTCCAAGTTTCTGAGGTAAGATAACTCGAAAGCTGTACGGTCAACGAGCCAGAGTTCCAGCCCGCTTACCGACAGTCCGTGTGCTGTCGGCGACCATATTTGTTTGAACGCTGCCATTCCTCACTGCCTCACAGAATGCGTGAATGTCTTTGAGGTGAATGACAACAAGCGAGTTCTGTCGATCATCAAACTCGCCGATCACGCACACGGCAGTCTTATGCTCGACTTTCGCTTTCTGTCTTTCCTCGGTCACAAGATCACGCAGACGTTTGTTGTTGGCCTGAGTGTACTTGCAGGACACGAAGATTTCTGGATGAAGTGAATCACTGCGAGTCACCTTGCTGTTCCCACCACTCAGAGCGTTCCGAGTTGTGCAGAATATGTCAGCAATGTATCTCTCGAATACTTTCCACGGTTTGTCTGCCATGACTAAAGATCCTTAGAAAAATTGTGAAGACAGCGACTTGCGACTGTCAATGCTAAACCAGTCGCAGAGGTCAGGGCCGATAGCTGTCTCCACCGGAGATACCAGCAGAAGGGTCTTGCTGGCTCTACCCACCCGCCAGCTTGCCGGGTAAGACTGGTACCGTACAAGGGCCTGCACGGTACCAGTCACTCACGATTACTCAGCCCCTGAGTTTCATCGTTCGAGGTAGTGTGAGTTATCAGTCCCAGTTTGCGTCATCGTCAACGAGATCATCAGCGTCGATCTGTGCCGGGGCTTTCGGTGTCCGCTTTGGCTTTGGGGTCTTTTCCGGGGCCGCAGCAGCAGGCTTGCTCGCCTTTCGTTTGGCTGGCTTTACTGGTTCCGCAGGTGCGAAGTCATCGCTTTCCACAGGCTCTGCAGGTGCCACGGCTCTTGGTTCCGATTCAGTAACAGCAGTTGCGTTACCTTGTTCAGCCGCTGCAGCTTTAACAGAGGCAGCATGTTCGAAACAAGACTGATGCCAAGCAGAAGCAAAAGGAGGGAATGCAGCATAGTTCTCTCGTTCCTTCTTCGTCAGTGCCAGTGAGGTTGCCTTGAGGTCAGTTGCACCGTCGAAGTGTGCATTGAGGGCCTTGATGAACGGACCAGCCCAATCACGGTCTCGGTCCTTGCTGC